ACAATACTGCTTACCATACTAAGTTTCCTGAGGCCGTAAAAAAGTTATTTGGTGTGCCAGAGGCAATTACTTGGCCTATGATACGATGGTTTCATGCTAATTCTAATACAGTTCTCACCACAACAAACAGTATGGTAGACCAACTAAAATCAAAAGGGTTTACTAACAATGTAAAACCCTGGACCAGAGGCGTTGACAGAACATTGTTCAAACCAGTTAATAGATCAGCAGACAAGAGTTATCCGTCACTGGTGTGTGTAAGTAGAGTCAGTGCCGAAAAAAATCTAGAAGAATTTTTTGAATTAGATTATCCTAATTCTAGAAAAATAATGGTCGGTGATGGACCTAAACTCAACGAATACAAACAAAAATATCCAGAAGTTGAATTTGTAGGAGCCAAAAGAGGTAAAGAGTTAGCCGGCTATTACCAATGTGCTGACGTTTTTGTATTTCCTTCAAAGTGGGATACATTTGGATTAGTTATGATCGAAGCAATGGCCTGCGGAACACCTGTCGCAGCATACCCTGTGCAAGGTCCTCTTGATGTAATTGACCAAAACATCACAGGAGCAATGCACAACAATTTAAAAGAAGCAGTAAATAATGCTCTTCAGTTAAATAGAGAAACTGTTCATAGTGCAAGTCTAAAATGGGATTGGGGAAATGCCTGGAATATTTTTAGAGATAGTTTAGTAACAGTAAAATAAAATTAATTGTTTGTAGACACAGATGAATTGGATTGAAATCGATAAGATACTTTATAGAATTATCAAGCGTCACGATACCGTTGACGCCATTTATGCTGAAGCACAGAAAACTTTCAAATGGGACCTAGGACAGGCAAAAACTGCAATTGATCCACTGATAAAGCGTCACGGTATCTTAAAATCACCGTTATAACTGTTGCATATAAAACACAGTTTAAAAAAGCATTTTTAAAAAACCCTAGATATCTGTTCAAACTAGTTGTATCTTATAAAAGATATGTTATAACTAATATACGAATGAGCAAGAAATTTGCCATTGTAATAACAAAGGGAAAAACTTTATGAAACTACTACTTACTACTGTTGCAGCCGTTGCATTTGCTGGCGCTGCTTTTGCTGCTGATGTTGGCGGTTCAGTCGGTGCTGACTTTACCAAAAACCTTGCAGGTGATTTTGTTGCAACTCCAACTGTTGAACTGAGCTTTGGTCACAAAGCTGAAGGTGCTACTGCGTTTGGTGCTGTTGGTGTAGAAGCAGATAACGGCGATCTAGTTGTTGATAGTTGGCACGTTGGTGTAGCGTTTGGCGGTACTAGTGTTAGCTTTGGCGACCAGGGCGACTTGTTCAGCTTTGGCGGCCTAGAAGTTGTTGGCGGCGATACTCTTGCTGATCCAGCAGATGACCACGAAAGCGTGATTGTTGGCCATGGCGCATTTGATGTTCTTGTTGGTCTAACTGACATCAGTGCTAACGTAGGCGAAGTTGAAAACATTCAGCTTGCTTACAGCAATGACTACGGCAAGGTTGATGTAAATGCAGCATTTGACTATAACCTAGACACTGAAGACACTATCGTTGCAGTAGCAACTGGAGTTGATGTTAGCGAAGCACTTTATGCTAATGTAGCTGTTACCTATGCCGACGCATTTGCATATGAAGCAATTGGTACTTACAGCGGAATGGACGCACTTGGTGTTTCTGCGTTTGTTAACGGCGATGCAGATGACATGGCACAGAACATTGGTGCTGGTGTTGTTTATACCAAAAACAGCCTAAGTGCATTTGCTGAAGTCGGTTACAATCTAGACACTGAAGAAACTACTCCAGCACTTGGCGTGAGCTTTAGCTTCTAATTACTGAATACAGTAAAATTAAGTAGAAAAAAGGGCCTTTGGGCCCTTTTTTATTGTTTTCAATAAACATATATGCGTAGATAATAAATACAATGAGGGCATTGCAAAAGGAGAAAGTAAATGGGTAAAAAAGGTGGAAAGTCAAGCGGCTTTATCAGTCAGGGCGTTCATAGCAACGTTAGTAGAAGCACAAAACACGCAATGCGCAAGGATTACATGAGCAGTGGACAACGTATAGTTAACCAACGTGCTGCATGGGCCAAAGGATTAAACGTGGTATTAACAATGGAAAATCCTAACAAAGCTCAAACCAACAAAAGATTCATTCGTGTTAATGCACGTGATGTTTGGGGATCGCCCAAGCGCAATGTTGTAGTGTAAACAAATATAAAGAGAGAAAAGATGAAATCACTGTATCTATTAGTACTATTTCCATTTGCAGCATTTGCAAACCCTATTGACGATAACTGTCCGCAGCATACTATTCATGGTGCGCCTGTGAGTTCGATTACAGAAAACACACAATACGTATGTCACAGTAACTATGCTATTCATTATCGTTACGATACAAAAACAGCAGAGTATGTTGTTGAGCGTTTAGACCAAATGGACATTACAGGTACAGCTATTCGCAAGGATGATTTTAGACCTGACGATTTAATAGATGACAGCAACGAAGCTACACTTGAGGATTATAGCGGTGAGCCATATGATCGCGGACACCTAGCCCCAGCAGCAAACAATAGAGCTAGCCAAGAACAAATGAGTGAAAGTTTCTTCTTGAGTAATATGATTCCGCAAACACCAAACAACAACAGAGGTATCTGGCGTATACTTGAATTAGGCGTAAGAAACACAGCATTGAGCAATGACATTTATGTTGTAAGTGGCACAATATATCAAGATGGATACTTAACCATTGGTCCAGGAAAGGTCGGAGTTCCCCAGCATATTTGGAAAGTTGTTTACAACGCAACCAACAATACAGCAATTGGATTTGTATTCCCTAACGAAGCAATTCCAGTAAAGGATTTGCCACTACATGCCGTGTCAGTTGACAAGGTAGAGGAAATAACAGGTATAAACCTATTTCCAAAACTAGACGAATCCGTAGAAGCATTGAGTGTTGCTGCTGATTGGCCCGAATTAATAAAATAAGATGAAATTAGAAGAATGGATAACAGTACCCGGGGATAGAGCTTTAAGGTCAGCATTGAGCCGGGCTGATTCTGTTGACAATCCTACTGTTTTAGATTATCAAAAAAATAAATTAGATACAGCTCTAAGCTATGTAAAAGAATTTGACATTGCTATTGATGCTGGAGCAAATTACGGTATTATGAGTTATAATTTACACAAGAAGTTTTCTCAAGTATATGCGTTTGAAGTTGATACTGCGGTTAGAGAATGTTTAAAGAAGAATGTGGAAAAATTTCATTTAACAAATGTTGTGGTATGCGATTGTGGTCTTAGCGATAAAGAAGAATCGGTGGTATTAAATTATCTTAAAAACACTTTTGGTACCCATGTTGATAGAAACAAATCAGGAAATTTTGTATGCAAAACTCTTGACTCATTTAGTCTTGCAAATGTTTCATTTATAAAAATAGACTGCGAGGGTTACGAACCTTTTATACTAGCCGGTGCAGAACAAACCATCAAAAAATATCGTCCGGTTATATTGATGGAAAACAAGAATTATTCTAAAAAATATTACGGAACTGAAGGTAATTTAGCAGTCGACTTGTTACTCAGTTGGGGTTATAAAATTGCACAACAATGGCCAAAAGATTGCGTAATGATATACGAGTAATAAGTCATGATCAACGATTTCTAGTTGACAACAAATTGTAGCATGTTATAATAATTTTGTTATTAACAGAAGAGAGAACTTTGCATGTCAATGCATCTTGTCGGCCCTTACATGACTACTACAAAGTACAGTCGTAAGAAAAAAACAAACAACAGCAAACGTCTCCAGAAAGCACAAGAAGAACACGAAGCGTGGCTCAAGTCACGTGGAGTAAGCTCAACTCAGCTTCAAGAAAAACTATACGTTAATGGTAAACGTAAGAGTGTAAATAATATACCGGATTATAATACAGGTCCGCGTGTTACAAGCGATCGTGTTGCAGGACACGGTCCAGCAAAGGAGCGTATGGTTTACAGCGGCGAACGCACACTACTTGGCGTCGCAACAATGCACAAAAGCAACATGGTTCCTATCTTTGCAGATAAAAAAGATGACGCTGTAGATATTGCGCAGATGCGCAGAAACTAAACAAGGAATAATTAAAATATGTTTTTAGGTTGGTTAGTTTTAGTCACGGCATTGTCTATTTCTGCTGTGGCAATTTATTACAGTGTATCTGGCCTTGTTGCAATTTTTGCCGCCGCTGCATTGCCTATTATAGTCATGGGCAGTGTACTAGAATTGGGCAAGTTGGTTACCGCAGTTTGGCTACACAAATACTGGAATCAAGCACGTTGGTGGCTAAAGACTTATTTGGCAATAGCAACTGTAGTTCTGATGTTTATTACCAGCATGGGCATCTTTGGATTTTTATCAAAAGCACACATTGAACAAACTGCCGCTGCTACAGAAGGCATTGCTCGTATTGAACTTATCGATTCTGAAATAGCCAAACAACAACGTATTGTTGACCGAGCAGAACTGGAAATTGCAAAGTTAGAAACAGCAGGTAAGAACAACGACACTGAATTACAAGCACAAATTGACAAAGAACAACAGCGTATTGACAGTGCATATACTCGTGTTCAACCTGCAATTGACGAACAAAACGAAATTATTCGCAAAGAAGAGCAACGTTTAGCCGGCAGTCTTTTGATTTACGAAGATCAACTGGTCACAGTAAACGATAACTTACAAAAAATTGAACAGTATATTGCAAGCAACAGCATCAAAGAGTTGCAAGCGTTGGTGGGTGTAAAGGCAGATGGTTCGTTAGGCCCAGCAACAAGCAGTGCAATCGAATCGTTCCGTGTTGCACAAACTACCGAAAAACAACGCCTAGCTGAATTGATTGCAAGTGAGCGCAGTAAGTTAACATCTCCTGTCATAGATGCTGCCAGGACAGAGATACAACGTTTGAGAACTGTTGCCGAAGAACAAATTGCACAATCAAACGAACTGATCAATCGTCTTAGAGAGCAACTAGGAACAGAAGATAAAACAACAACCGATGCTGATATCGCTGTTGAAGAAGAAAAAATACAAACAGCAGAAGCTGAAATTGCTACACTGTCTGAAGAAAAATACAAACTAGAAGCAGAATACAGAAAACTAGAAGCAGAAGTCGGACCTGTTAAATATCTTGCAGAATTTGTATACGGCGAAACAGCCGACCAAACACTATTAGAAGATGCAGTAAAATGGGTTATCGTTATCATAATTTTTGTATTCGATCCATTGGCTGTGTTGCTTTTAATTGCTAGCCAGGCAACGTTTGAATTTGTAAAATCAAACAAAACTGCTCAAAGGCAAAACAAGGAAACTACCAATGACACTAAAATCGATGATAACCAGCATGTTATTAAACATGAACAACATGCATCAGATGAAACAAACAACACCCGCAATAAACTCACAGGTGATGAAGAAGATACATTTAACACCACTTCCGAGCTGCGTGACAATGCTGGAACAGGATCTCAAGGACGAGACTTGGGATCAAAGCAAATTACATTAGAGGCAATCACAGATGAAAATATTCAATCAAATACTGTTACAGCAGATGATGCTGGCAGAGTTACTGTATCAAAAAACACTGATGCCGGCACAGATGAAAGCAATGCAGAATTGGAATCAACTGAAATACAGCTTGATGAATCTGAACAAGAAAAACGACGACGACATGTAGAAGAAATCGAACTTCTGGAAGATGTGAAGATATCCAAACAGAAGTGGAAGGAAGAAAATCCAGATGCAACCATCAAACTGCACAAAGATGCATATATAAAAGGTAAGATAGAAAAATTACCATGGGATAATGGCTATAGTCAAAATAGCGAACAATCTGATAATTCTATATGGAGTAAAATAAAACCCAAGGATGAATGAAGTTACAGTTATAACTCCGCCTGATACACTTTATAATGATACACCAAGTATACTATTAATTTGTCCTTCGACCCTAACAAAAAATGCAGTTAACTCTGTGCTTTTTAATATCGTAGATCCTGTTAATTTATATCTTTACGAAACTCCAATTGACGGACTACAC